AGGTGGACACCTACGGCACGGTGTTCGCCCGGGGCTGCGCCAAGCGCACCATTGACACCAAGGTCAAGGCGCGGCGCGTCCCCTTCCTGATGGACCACGAGCGCGAGGTGGATGCCCACGTCGGCGTGGTCGCCAGCCTGACGGATACCGGCGACGGGCTGGTCATGGTGGCCGACCTGTTCGACACGGAGGCGGGGCACGCAGCGCGGGACTACGTGAAGGCCGTCATGGCCGCGGGCGCCGTGACCGGGCTGTCGATCGGGTTCGTCCCCAAGCGGACCGAGATGGCCGTGGTGGACGGCAAGACCGTCGAGCGGTTCCTCGAAATCGAGCTCCGCGAGGTCAGCCTGACCCCGATGCCCAGCGTCCCCGGCACCGACGTGCTGGGGGCGCGCAGCGACAAGAGCACCCCGGATGTTCCCGAGCAGCTCCGCGACCCCGTGCGCACGGACCGCGACCTGCTCATGATTGCCGCCCGCACGGCGCTCGACGCTCTGAGCGTCACCGACCGGCAGGCGGTGCTGGATGCCTACGCTTCCCCGTACCTGCACGATGTGGCCCCGGGCACGCGCACGGATTGTTGCGCCCCGCCCACGCCCGCGCCAGCCCGCGAGGACGCCGCGGTCACGATGGCCGACCGGCTCGCTGCCGTGCGGCAGACCTATTCCGTATAGACCCGAGGAGACGATGCAGAACACGCTGGTGACCAAGAACCGCGCCGCGAACGAGCTGCGCGCCCAGGCGCAGAAGCTGCGCGCCGAGCTGATGGACCCCGCGCTCACGCTGAGTGCGGACGAGGTGAAGGCGCGCACGGACGGGATCGTGGCGCTGGAGATGCGGGCGCAGGCCGCGGCGGAGTTCACGCCCGACGCCGAGATCGACCGGCAGGGCGGGAACGAGGGGCTCACCCGGGTGGACGTGGGCGGGGAGGCCGAGCGCACCGAGTTCCGCGGGATGCAGGACGCCATGCAGGACGTGCGCAAGGTGCTCGTGGGGCACTTCCGCACGCTGGGCAGCTACATCCGCGCCGCGAGCAAGGGGACGAAGGACGCCCGCGAGCTGGAGGGGCTGCGCAAGGTGGCCGAGATGACCCGCACGATCACCGGCTCCACGTCGGGCGGCGAGTACCTGCTGCCCCTGACGCAGGTGCCCGAGATCTTCTCGGTCAGCAACGCCCAGCCGGGCATCTTCCAGTACGCCCGCCGGTACAACGTCCCCGGTCGGTCGCTGCGCATCCCGTACCTGATCCAGGACGAGGGCACGACCACGCTGAACCGCCCGATGGCGGGCAAGATCGCCAACGTCACCATCGTGGGCGAGGGCAGCACCAAGCCGGAGCGCGAGCCGGTGTTCGGCCAGCGGCTGCTGGAGATCTACAAGTACGCCGCCATCACCGAGTTCGGCGACGAAATCCTCGGTGACGACTTCACGGGCGAGCTGCCCAGCGAGGTCACGACCGCGGTCGGCGGGCAGATCATCAACAAGCTGAACGAAGACCTGACCATCGACGGCACGGGCTCGTCCCAGCCGCTCGGTGCGCTCAACAGCAACAACGGCGCGCTCATCGCGGTGAACCGCGCCAGTGCCGGGACGTTCACGGCGGCGGACGCCTTCGCCATGTACGAGCGGCACACGGTCGGCCCCAACTCGGTGTGGATGATCTCGCGCCGGGTGCTGTCGAAGCTGTTCGCGCTCCAGACCACGAACAACACGATGGTCACCTGGATCAGCAACCTGCGGGACCGTCCGCAGATGCTGCTCCTCGGGCTGCCGGTGATCGTGACCGACATCCTGCCGACCATCGGCACCCGCGGGGACGTGGCGCTGGTCAACGGCGACTTCTACGCCATGGGGCTGCGGCAGGCCCTGACGGTGGAGTCGTCCATCCACGTCAAGTTCGTGCAGGACATCACCACGTACCGGTTCCTGGCGCGTGGTGGCGGCATCCCGATCCCCACGTCCACCTACGCCTACAAGACGTCGGCGGGCGTGAAGGTCGATCCGCATTCGCCGTTCGTCGTGCTGGATGTCGTCGCCAGCTCGTAAGGCAGTCAGCAGGAAGGCCAAGGCCACCGGGGCGCTCCCCCCGGTGGCCGAGGCCGTTGTGCCCCCGACGCCCGCGCCCGCCGCGGCCAAGGTCATGGCGATCCAGCCCTGTATCATCGGCGGCGTACGGCGCGAGGCGCGGGAGGTGTTCGAAGTGCCCGCCGACCGGGTGGGCGATCTGGTGCAGTGGGGGCTGGTGCTGTCGCACCCGATGGCGTGGGCCATGGGCGCCAGCCTCAAGGCCGCGTGGGACGAGGCGGCTACGCAGATGCGTCCGGGGCTGGCCGAGAACGCGCTGGTGGTGGATGACGCGACCGTCGCCCAGCTCTGGACGGGATCGGGGCGGCTCTTGTCGCCCCCGGAGGTGCCCGAGCACTACACCGCGGCGGACCCAACCCCGGGCGCGCTGCGCGTGCTTCAGGTGACCGAGTACGATCCGGGTAGCTCGGTCTACCGCTACCATTCCGCGGCCAACACGGCCCCGGGCGTGCTGTCGGCGCTCGTGCGCTACGACTATACCAACCCGCACTGCCACTGGCGGCAGTGGGACGGGGACGCCCACCGGGTAACGGTGGACGTGCTGGCCGCGACGGCTGACGTGATTCATTGCCACATGGACTACCGCGGCCTGTTCCAGCGGATGCGGGTCGCGCCGACCGAGCGGCAGCGGGTGGCGATCACCTACCATGGCAGCCTGCCCCCGGGCGACCAGCGGGTGACGTATCGAGACCGGGACACGGACGAGAAGCTGCGCAGCGTGACGTTCGGGGCGCGGCCCTACCATCACCGGCACGGCGTGGAGCACTGGCTGCCGATCCCGATGCCTGTGAGGAATTACCAGGCGCTGCGGGCCAGCGTGACGCGCTACCCGCTGCCGTGGGAGGGTGGGCGGCTGCGCGTGGCGCACAGCCCGACGCGGCGCGAGATCAAGGGCACCGCGGACTTCTTGGCCGTGATGGCCTATCTCAAGGACTACGGCCTGCCCGTGGAGCCGGTGCTGATCGAGGACATGAGCCACGGCGAGGCGCTGGCGCTCAAGGCCACCTGCCACGTGGTGTTCGATAGCTTCTGGCTCGGGATGCAGGGCTCGGGGCTGGAGGGCGCGGCGATGGGGCTGCCGGTCATCGCGGGCGACCATGCCGCGGTGGACGACCTGGCGAAGCTCGGCATCCCGTGCCCGTGGACGTTCGCGGATACCCGCGAGGAGCTGCGCGAGGCGGTGCGGCGGCTGTGCGTTGACAGTGGCCACTACGCCGCCGAGGCGCGCCGCGTATACGATTACACCGCGGCCCACCACGACTACCCGGTCGTCGGGGCCAAGTACGCCACCATCCTGCGCGAGGCCGTCCGTGGCGCTGCCGACTAGCACCGACCTCAAGACGTACCTGCGGATCGAGACCAACGCGGAGAACGCGCTGTTGGCCGCGCTGGTGGCGCGGGCTCAGGCGATGGTGGAGGGGTGGATCGACTGCCCGATCACCGCCGAGAGCCAGACCGCGGTGGACCGTGCCGAGTCGCTGGACGAGCCGGTCACCAGCTTGATCTTCCCACGCCGCCCGATTGCGTCGGTCAGCATCACGGACAGCGAGGGCGCGACGGTCGACGCCACCACGTATACCGTATACGGCGCGTCTGGCATGATCTATGCCAAGCCGCTGACGAGCTTCTACAACGGCCCGTACACGATCACCGCGAGCTGCGGCCTGTCCCTACGGTCGGACTATGCGCGCATTGAGCCGCTGCTGACCGAGATGATCCTGGACCTTGCCGCTGACCTGTACCAGCGCCGCACCCCGGGCGCGGCCAGCGAGAAGGCGGGCGACACCACGATAAGCTGGGACGCGAGCCGGGAGACGGTGGCGCGGGTGGTCAAGAGCCTGCGTCTGTTCCGGCTGGGGGTGGCTCAGTGACCATGGTGGCGGGGCGGCTGGACCAGCGGGTGAGCCTGTGGGCGCGGGAGGACGCGGGCGCAGACGGCTTCATGCGCCCGGTCTACGCCTACCAAGGCACCTATTGGGGCCGCATCGACGCCACCAGCGACGGGCAGAACGTGGGCACCGACCCCCAGATGCACATCTCGTACCGGACCACGGCGCGGGCCACGGTGGCCGACTATGTGCCGGTGCCGCTGGCGGGGCTCGTGCGGCTGGAGGGGGACGAGACCGTCTATTGGGTGCGGGGCGTGGTGCCGCAGCGCCAGCTCCGGTCGCAGCGGCTCGACCTGGAGGCGGTGACCCCGACCGAGGCGGTGGAGTTCGCGGGCTTCGAGGGATTGCCGACGCTGGACGGGGTGCATCTGGTGACCACCGACGAGTTTTCTTCCGCCTTCGACGAGGCATTTGCCTGATGGCTGACACCCCACGCACGCTGTCGGCGCTGCTGGCCCTGCTGGCCGACAACACGAGCGGCAACATCACCGCGCAGATCGTGCGCGACCTCACGGTGTCGCTCTACCCGAGCCGGGGCCAGCTTGAGCTGACGAGCGGCGGGGCGGTGGCGACCACGTTCGGCAGCAGCGGCACCTACGTGCCGGTGGCGGGGACCACCGCACTGGATACGGCGGTCTGCACGAGCTGCGTGTCCATGCCCGCCAACGGCCAACTGCGGTGGGAGAAGGCGACCACGCAGATTCTGAACGCGCAGGCCACGCTGGAGGTGCTGCCCGCCGCCAACAACAAGCGGTTCACCTGCACGTTTGCCAAGAACGGCGTGGCGATCCCGGAGCTGGCGCTCACCGCGTTCTACGGCAACCTGAGCGGCAATCCGGTCGGCATCTACCTGTCCGGGCTTATTGCCATCGCCGAGGACGACATCATCTCGGTCGTCATCAAGAACGACAGCGACACGACGGCAATCACGGCTTCCGTGCTGACGCTGGGCGGCGTCGGCTTCATGACCTAACCCCGAGGGACGACGATGGCGACCTACAACAAGTTCCAGGCGTTCGTGGAGGCGCTGGCCGAGAAGGTGCACAACCTCGGCAGCGACACGCTCAAGGTCTACCTGAGCAACGCCACGCCGGACGCGGCGACCGACGCGGTGAAGGCCGACCTGGCGGAGATTAGCGCGGGCAACGGCTACACGGCTGGCGGCAACACCGCGGCGCAGACCAGCTCGTCGCAGACGGGTGGCACCTACAAGCTGGTGCTCGCCGACCCCGCCACGTGGACGGCGACGGGCGGGACCATCGGGCCGTTCCGGTACGCCGTGCTGTACAACGACACGACGGCGAGCAAGAATCTGATTGCGTGGTGGGACTACGGGACGAGTATCACGCTGTCGGCGGGCGACACCTTCGCGGTCGACTTCGACCCGACCACGGGCGTCCTGACCATCGCCTAAGGGCTGACCTATGCCTGCGCTATCGGATCGGGTGCGGGAGACCAGCACCACCACGGGCACGGGGACGTTCTCGCTGGCGGGAGCGGTCACCGGGTTCGTGTCGTTCTCGTCGGCCTTCGGCAACGGCGTGTCCGTCTACTATGTGGCGGCGCTCGGGGCCGAGTGGGAGATCGGGATCGGCACGACGGGCGCGGGCACCCTGACGCGGGACACCGTGATCGCCAGCAGCGCGGGCGGCACCACCAAGGTGACCTTTAGCGCCGGGGCCAAGGACGTGTTCTGCTCGATCCCGGCGATCGGGCTGGTGACGACGGACGATGTGGCGAGCACGAACACCGCCAACAAGGTGGTCAAGCGGGACGGCTCGGGGAATTTCGCGGCAGGCACGATCACGGCGGCGCTGACGGGTAACGCCAGCACGGCGACGGCGTTGCAGACGGCGCGCACGATCAACGGCGTCAGCTTCAACGGGACGGCAAACATCACGGTAGCGGCGGCGGCGGGCACGCTGACCGGGAACACTCTGGCGTCTGGCGTGACGGCGTCGAGTCTGACCAGCGTGGGCACGCTGACCAGCCTGACGGTGACGAACGCCAGCTCCGCCGCTCCGTTTGCCGTCAACAGCAACAATGCGAACGGCGTCTACTATGACCTGACCAACGCACAGAACAGCGGCAGCTTTCGGCTGGCTGTCTATGGGACAACGGCTTTTGGAGTGACTGCGCTCGTAAGCCGTGCAGCCGTTGAAGGTACGACCCCAAACGGGCTGGTTATCGGTGCGGTTACCAGTGGCGCAAACGGTGGGCCGATTGAGTTCCACACGGGGTTTCGCGTTCTCCGCTGGAGCATCGGCGCGACCACGGGCCACCTGCTGGCAGGCACTGACAACACCTACGACATCGGCGCGAGCGGGGCCACGCGACCGCGTGACCTGTACCTCGGGCGCAACATGGTGGGCAGCGGCTGGGTGCGCGCCGGGGCAGCGTCGGCGGGTGCGGCGTCCACCACCACGTTCGGCAGCACGACCAGCACCACCGTGGGCGCGACCGGCGCC